GGCCGCAACAACAGCCGTGATAGCTTCCGCATACCGGCTGCCGGTAAGCCCAACCTCGTCTGGAGGTCCGGCCAACCGGACAACTATCGCGGCATCTACGTAGTAGATCCCCTCGACCTGAGGAAGGTCCTCGTCGCCGTAGTCGATCTCTGTATCTCCAGGCAGTAGGACGATTCCGATTCGCTTTCCACCGAAATCAAACCACTTCTTCATGGACTTCCACCGCTCGATCGTCACACTTCGCGCCGATTCGACCGCGGCGATCTGTGTCTCCAGATTGGCATCGAGCTGCGTGTACAGGGCGTCAATCAGGTCTTCGGCGGTCATATCTTCCGCGTCTCCCTGTACGCCCACTCGTGTATGATGCGAGCCCAGAATCTTCGGTTGCCCTCGGTTAGCTGCACGACCTTCCGGCGCGGTACTCCTCGCCCCTGCTGGTGATATGTGGCGTAGGGAACCATGGTGCCGAACTCGGCGCTAAGCGGCTTGATGTCCTTGATTGTGTCTTGGGCACTCGCCTGCCCGACGCCAGTCAGCGAGCGAATCAGACGTCGCGTGCGCTGCATGATCGGCTTACCTGGATAGTGCTTGGCTTTCCACTTCGCGTAACCCGGCGACAGCGCGGCCCAGCTTTCGGGTCGACCCTCACTTGCGAAGTTGCGCCGCGTGATCTCGGTGAAGCTCTGATAGATATCCTCGAACGCCGGCCGCCAGTCTTTGACCTGCTCGGCATATCGATTGAAACCGCGTACAAACCGCTCGTCGCCTATCGTCTCTATCTCAAGGGTCACCAATTGTGGCCCCCTCGTGAAAACGTCGGGTCGCCCGTCCGACCACTTCCCGATGGGAGGGTCGTGTTGCCGGTACCGGTCTGCAGTATCGATGGGTTCTTGACGATCCGCTGAAGCGTGTCGTCGTACAGGCTTTGATACCGTTCCTCTCGCTCGGGCTCCATGTCGATCGCCCGGTAGTACTCGGCGAGCGTGCCGTAGATGGCGATCTTCTTCACAACCTCGAGCAGATCCGAATCGGTAACAGGCACCGTCACACCAACAGACTTGAACTGCTGATTCATCCACGTCTCGACGGTGGTGATCATCGCCTCGACCTCAGTCGCGGTTGGATCACTGTAGTCGTCGATGTCGACGTGAGCAGCGTAGTCGTTCAGATCGTTGACGGTGCAGTAGGCCATCGTTTAGTCCCTCAGGAGCTCCAGAAGCTCGTCCTTGGTAAGATCCTCAGTGTCCTCAAGCCCGCGAAGGTCCGCGATCTTGCGAAGCGTCTCAACCTTCATCCGCGTGGTCACCTCGGTTTCGGCATTGATCTCGTCCTCGATTTCGCCATTCGGTGCGGGCTCTTCGCTCACCACCTCGAGGATCTCCACCTTGCCCTTGTCTGCCATCGCCTGCGCGATGCTCTCCCGGTAGAACGTCTCGTACCCAGGCTTTGCGCCCTTCAGGAATCGTACCTTTACCACTCTGTCCTTCCTCCAATCACTGCCCGGTCCGTATATCAGCCGGAACAGCGCGATGTATTGTCGATCCGGTATGTGTGGCTTGCCAGCCAGATACCGACGCTCGTACTCGCTTGGGTGGCGCCCGCTGAGCAGAAACGGCATGTGGTCGTGCCCGATGAACCGGATCCGCTCTTTGCCGTACCGCGCGAGAAGCGCTATCCAGCGCTTTATCCAGACGCCTTTATGCTGCGTCTGAAGCCCGGGCGACAGTACGTCCGGGCCGCCAAGGTCGAAGCCACAGACGTGAACCTGGTTGAAACCTTCTTCCAACGCCTGGGCGATTAAGACAGTGCCCGAGTCCTTTCGGAACTCTCGCGGCACCTTCAATTGCACTTCTGTCGAGGGCCGGTCAGAGACGCGGCCCATCAGTTGAAACGTGAGGTGGTGCTGGTCGCGGTAGCACATCGCCTGCTCAAGCACATCGCTGTGCCCAGTGAGTCGGGTCAGCTTGTGACCAAACTCGCGGTAGATGTAGTTCGCCCCCCACCACTCGCCAACCCACTTTTCAAGCAGGTCTTCGTGCAAGAGGCGGGAAATACCGTTGCCGACGACCAGCACCTCACTCACTCGTCAGTCCTACGAGTTGACGATCTTCACTGCCAGATGCGGCAGGCCGTAGCCTGCGTTTCCGCGCATGATGCCGGAGTACGCCCAGTCCTTCGTGAGCGGAATCCGCTCCATCTCCGGGCGTGCCTGCTGGCGAACCTGTAGGATGAACGGCCGCAAAGCGTACTGCGTCGCGAGGACGTAGTAGTCGTTAGCGTCGTCGGCGTCGAGCCGAGCATCGCCGATTACGGTGAACTTGCCGTTCAGCGGGTTGAAGGTCTCAACACCACCGCTTGCGGTCGGATCGGCAGCGCTCATCACAGCGCGCTGGATGTCGAACATCCGCGCTACCGGACACACAATGGCGTTCGGCATGATGTTGAGGGGCTCGCCGGCTTCGTCGCTGAAACTCATCATTGCGGTGATCGCAGACTGAATGTCCGCCTGGATCTGCGCGAGAGTGACGCCCGTGCCGCCGAGCAGGTTGTCGATGGTCCGGTCGCCCGAGACGTTGGAGAAGAACGCGACACCGTCGTAGGCAAGGCCGGTATCGCCGTTGATCAGAAGATCGCTGATCAACTTCTGCGGGTGAGCACTCACGCGCTGGACGAGGTCCCGGATGCGCACCTGGTGCGCGCCGATGTTGTCGTCCTCCACGTCGTTGCGGCTGAGCTTGATCGTGACTTCAAAGTCCTTGTTCCGGATAGTGAAGTCGTGATCCTCGAGCTGACCGACGCGCTTCGCGCCGAGCCACTCACGCACCGACGGTACACTACCGAGCCAGCCGTACTTCTCGTACGATGAGCTGCTCGGAATCTGAGTCGCGATGTTGACGAGCGACGGGTTCGCTCCCGACTGACCTTCAAGGTCAGACACCGCTCGCTGGAAAGACGCATTCAGCGCCTTCTCAAGAACTACTGGTGATGGCATGAATCACTCCTTACGCCACGAAGGCGGCGTCGAGATCGACGAGCACCAGACCGTTGTCGATGTCGACATCAAGGATCACGAGCACAACGGTCTTCGTACCGGCAGTCTGCGTGAGCGTTCCGTCGTCAGCGATGTAGGCGTACTCGCCCACGTCGGTCTGAGCTGCACTTGCAAGCGGCAGCCAAACTTTTCCACGATCAAGAACAGCACGCGGCGTCTCGCCGGACCCCACGACCTTGCTGTAATCCCGTTCCCCACCTTCGAACTCGCCGGTGACGATACCGGCAGGGAAGAGTGCTGCAGCATCAGTGGGCACAGCTGCGAGCCCCGAAGCCGCGAAGCACAGGATGGCGCCGCGGTAGTACGTGTCGCTGGCCGCGACTCGTGGGCTGATCTGGTTGGTCGGTCCCTCAAACTTTCTGGTGGTTGGTGCTGAAAGAGCTGCCATTACTCACCTCCATTTGCATCGAGGAAGGTCTTTCGAGCCTGCTCCTCGGTGAGGTCCGGGTTCGCATCGCGGAACATGCGGAACGCCTCGTTGTCAGCATCGCTGAACGTGGTGTCTGCAGCGCGGGAGCTTCCGGCCTTGTCGTAGTCGATCTCCTTGCCTTTGGCGTCAAGGATCTGCTTCGTGCCTTCCGGGTCCGCTTCGAAAAGGCGCTCCCAGGTTTCGCGGTTCTTCGGCAGGATCTTCCCGTCGCTCAGCGCCTTCTCGATGACCGTGTCCCGATCGGCTTTCGCTTCGGCGTCCTTGTATGCCTTCACCTGCTCGGACAGATCTCGGTTCTCGCTCGCGAGTACCTTGATCTTGTCCTCAGAGACGGAGACTTTGTCCCGGAGCACGCTGAGCTCCTTGTCGTCGGCAAGCTCGAGTCCGAGTGCCTTCGCAATCTCGTCCTTCTGGTCATCCGTTGCCTTTCCCAGCTCATCTGTGGAGAGGGCAAGCAGAACACCGATGATCTCTGCGAGAGTTTTCATACTCTCCTCCTTATGGTTGTTTTCCCCATCTCCATGAGCGGGGTTTTTGCCTATGTCATCACTCAGGTGCGCCGCCGGCATGTTGTTCATCACCGGCATGTTGGTGAGGCTGACTGCATGGAGCACCGGGAACACCAAGTCACCGGTCTGCATGTCAATTGCGCCACCAATCGCAGCTGAGTAGTATCGGTATCGCCTGTCGCTGATCAGCTCGCGGCCGCGAGAGTTGAACTCCCACGCCACCTCGAGTCCGTCGTCGCTGACACGCATATTGCGCGCCCAGGCGGCAGCCTCATTGAAGTCGTGATTCACGTCCATGAACACATTGCGTTCGCCGAGCACCTTTGCCTGCCAGTGCTCCTGGAGGCGCTCAGCGAATGTGCGGGTAATGATCATCTCTCCGTACTTCCCGGTCTTGAAAAGACCGATGGGAAACGCGAGCTGATACTCACCGTCTTCGGTGGCTTCCGCCAGTGCCACATGAATCGTCGAATCAACGTCGTCGATGTGCAGCGGGTTCGGCTTGTCGGCGAGCGCGATGGCCGCTTGCTTCTCTTGCCCCTCTACGGTGGCGTTCGCAATACGGATCGCACGAACCTCACAGTCAATCTCCTCGGCATCGTTTTGCTCCATGCACTCGGCAAGCGAACCGTTAGCGATCGCGACCCATCGGCGCTTTTGATCGTCGCTCAAACCGCGCTTGAACTTGTCTACGTCTTTCGTTGTCCAGGGCATTACGTCTCCCTCCCTTCGCTCTTCATCACCGCGACAACCAGACAGCGGCAGCGACTCGGACCGCCCTCACACTCCTGATCCGGAACCCGGAACTCGGGCATGTCGGGCGTCACAGTCATGCCGTCCTTCGGTCGACAGATGCTGCAGAGATTGCTGTCAAGGATCGCTGAGCGGTAGTAGTAGTCGACCTCGTCCTCGGTGACTCGCTGCAGCTCCTGGGCGCGGCCAAGACCCCAGCCCTGATTGACCGCCGCTGCGGAAAGCGTTCGCCAGGTGACGTCACTCATTCGTTCTCGCAACACGCGATCGAGCTCCGCGCGCAGTGCGTCCCCAGCGAAACCGGCTTTGCGTAGCTCGAGGGCGAGCTCGCCGACCATTGCCTTCAGCTTCTCGCCCGCGCCATCGACTCGCAGCGACAGCTCTTCGAGGGTGAGCTCGATGAACTGATCATCAGAAATCGGGTCCGCGAGCTCGACGTCCGGTCGCTGGTTTTGGATCTCCGAGCGGACCTGCTCCCGGCCGACCTTCACTTGATCACGGAACGCGGCGACGACCGCGTCGTACATGTCCTTTTTCGCTGGGACGGTGATTTCGCGGATCCTGCGACCGCCGACAATCTGCGTCACGACTCTATCCAGCTGGATGTCCCGAACGCGCAGTACTTTCTCCAGCGTGCTTTCGGTGGCCGTATCGAGCTCGTCTGACATGAGCTCGGGGCTCATTACGACTGCCGCTCGCTCAGGAAGGTCTTGCGCGAATGTGTGCAGATGGCCGTGCCGATCGTGCGCCTCGACATCGTCGGCGTCGTCAACGTCATCCGGGGCTTCCTCTGGAGCCTCGTCTTCTACGTCGTCCTCAGTACTGGGGTCGTCACCGCTGGTAGCTCGCTCATCTCGTTCTTCCTCGTTCACCTCGAGCTCAGGAAGTCCGAGTTGTCGCCGCACAGTGTTCTCAAGCTCCGCGTCGTGGCGAATGACACCCGCAGTTGTGAGCGCCGCAAGCGCCTGGTTGTCGATCTCCTCGATTCTCGCGGCGCGCAGCACTGGATAGTCCTCGACATCCCAGTTGTAGTCGACCAGTTCGTGGACCACGAACCGGGTCATCACGTCAGCGATGTAATCTGCGAGCTCTTGCAGGGTGAGGAGGAAGAAGCCGATGAACGACTCACCGAGTGCTCGGTTGCCGCTGTCGGTGGTGCCGAGCTGCAGGAACTGTGCGAGCATCGCGGTGGCGATCTTGTGGTCGAGTTTGTCGACGAACTCCTCGCTGTCGGTACCCTCATTGCTCGCCATCTTGAGCATCTCAACTTTCCAACCATACGGAACGTTCAGAAAGCCCGCCTCATCAGCGTGCAGTTCCTCGAGCAGCTCGTCCATCTTGTCGACTGCGCCTTGATCGACCGACTCGGGTTGGTAGGCGACCGGGATTCCCACCCCGTAGCGCTCGTGCTTGATCGCGCTGATCTCGAGCATGGTGTTCTTGATCTTCCAGTACCCGTAGACCGGCCGCAGAACTGAGACGCCCTCCCAGTTGTCGCCCTCGCGGTTGTTTGTGAAAACGACCAACTTATCGATCGGCAGCACATAGCGCCGGCCATCGGACCCGACCTGCTCAAGAGATACAAGCGTGTCGCTCTCATAGTTCCAGCGGTCGATTGACCACGGTAGCCGCGGATCCAGTTTCCGCAGACGCACCAGGCCATCGACGCGTGAACGCTCGAACAACTTCTCCATGACCATGAACCCGTGCGGTTCCATGAGCAGGATGTGCCGCAACGTGTCCCGCCACGTCATGCTCAGTCGGTTGTGCAAGTTGTCCTGGACGAACTCGGCGATCTCAACGTCTCGGGGATCGTCACTCGCGGGTTCTACGGTGTACTGGTTTCGCACGACCGGGAGGGTGATTGCTTTCAGCACCGCCGCGATCTGTCCATCGCTGCGACGCATCCTGTTGAACAGCGCTTGCCCGGAGGCTCCGTCGAGCTCCTGAATGTACTCGCCGGTCTCCATGATGCCCCACAGAGGCCGGTTGCCACTGACGCCCCTGACCGGCATTACCAGCCTCCGGTGCGGATGCCTGCAGTACGAGGGCGTGCCCTTTCAGTCCCGCCACTAACCTTGCCGCTGGCGACGGCCAGCTTACTGAACGCGCCGGCGGCCGCATCTGCCTGGTCGTCGTGAGCGTAGTCCTTCGGATTCTCGCTGAGCGCTTCCATCTCCGCCAGGAACGTGTCGTTCCAAGATCCGCGCAGGAGAAGTACATTGCCCGCCTGCGCCTGAGCGATGAACGGCCGCCACCGCAGATACTTGCGCGTGGTCACCGGGTTCGCTGCAACGGGTAGGCCCGCGAGATATCGGATCAGGTCGTCTACCTCTGCCTTGCCGGCAGCTCCCGGGTCCTGCTCGACATACAGCTTCACGGCTTCGGCGTCTTGGCTGCCGACGTTCTTGATCCGGCGACGAACATCCAAAGACCGCGCGCGGAAGCGATCGACGTCGGTAATCACATACCGGCCGTCGTGCGTTCGGCCCATCTTCACGCCGACAGTCCAGTCAGGATCCGGGTTTACGTCGCTCGGCTCGGTCGCCGCTCGATCCCAGTAGCGCACCTCGGCCTGCAGTCGCGGTGAAGCGTCTACGATTTCGAAGTCTGACCGGGTGAGCAGTTCGCCGGCAGCAGCCCGGGCGTTCCAGTTGCCGCCGAGAAGTCTTTCGCGCTCGTGACGCGGTAGCACCTCGAGGTTGGCAACGTAGCCAGGGTCTGTCTGTAAGAGGATCGGGTTGTCGTGGACGCTTGCTGCGATGAAAGTCACAGACTTTGGAGGGACGTCCGGGTACTGAGCCGCGAGCTCCTCCGGCGAATCAGCCCATACGATCACGTCGTGCTTGCGGACGAACCAGCGCACGGTACCGCTACGCTCGTGCATCGGGTAGCCGGTATCTTCGTCGATCCACCAACTGAGGAACTCGCGCAGCCAGCTGTCTGGATCAGGGTTCGTGGTCGCGCGCACATACGGCCGAACACCACTCATTGAGCGGTTGCGGCTCAGCATGTAGAAAAACTGCGTGCGGGTGAAATGTGTCAGCTCGTCGAATCCGATCAGGGCAATCTGGGAGCCCTGCCAGTTGTTGACGTCGGTTTCTCGCTGGAGGTGATGAAACTCAACTCGAGCGCCGGACGGGAAGCGCCACATGTACGGTTGCTGTCGCGGAACCGCTCCCAGCGGTGCGTAGAGCTCGGTTGAAGTATCCCAGAGCCCGCCCTGATTGGATATCTGTGGGGTCTCGCGTCGAAAGATCACTGCGCCGAAGCGGCTGTTTCGGATGTGTCGAAGTGGCTCCATCAGCAGGCCGTAGGTTTTACCGCCGCCTGCAGCGCCGCCGTAGATCGCGATGTCAGCACGGGTGGAAAGGAACCGTTCCTGCGGACCAGGCTGCGGTTTAATCGTCCGCGGCATTAGTCTCACGGCCGTTGCTCGGAACGTAGACCACGACGCCCAGATCGACTTCACCCTCGACGTTTGCGTTGAGGTCGATCTTGACCTTGCTCTCGTAGATGCCCTCGAGCTGCATGAGGACCATGCGCACTTCCCGGATCTCAGAGCTGAGGTGCTTGAGGCCCTGGGTGCCGACTGGCTTCTTGGCTTTGCGGGCGATGCGCTTTCGCATCTGAAGCTCGTTCTCGAGGAACTTGAGATGCTTTCGGTGTTCGGCGATGAATCGACGAAGAGACGATGCCGCTGGCTCTCTGAGCGCTCCAGTGCGTTTACCCCAAGCGATGGCACGGTCAACAGTGCGAGAAGGAACGTCCAGCCGAAGAGCGAGGTCGTCCAAGCTCTCATCTGGTTTGCCCAGATGCGCCGTAACGATGTTGAGGTATTTCTGCTCAGTGACCGTGAGCTCGAGCACACTCGATCAGTTCCCCTCCCAAAGATCGAAACGACACGATTAGCGCCACTTAGCGCCACTTACGCATTCACGTATACGGGAGCTACTGTGGATCCTGCAAGGGTTTCTCGCCCTGCTTCTGCAGTTCTGATACATGTAGCATGGTCTCCGTGCCGCGAGTTGAAAACGCGTACCCGCAAACGGCGCATACTCGCCTGCGGTAGACGAACTGGCGCCGCTTCTGGCTGTGAGATACGCGCGTTTTCCCGCCGCAAAATGGGCATTCCATCAGGTTTTCGTGACGGTCTTGGCCTCGCCGTGCTGCCGCAAGCCCTTGCGCATCGCCTCAAGCTTCTCTCGAAGCGCGTTGTGCAACTTTGTCACCGCCGCGATCCGGCTCTTGAGCTCCGCGTTCTCCCGCTTGAGCTTATCGTTCTCGCCTCGCACCTTCGCGAGTTCCCATTTCTCGTCGTGCATGGTTCCCCTCCCAGTTCACCATCATCAGCCGGCAGAGACCGCCGGCGGGTCTTCCTACTCGAACCGTTTCGCCCGCGCCAACGGCTCCACCACAGACCGGAGCTCAGCCAGCGCCAGCTCCATTTCGTCGTCGGTGAAGCCTGCATCGTCGGTGAGTTGCGCCACACCCTCAGGCGCTCTCGTGCGGTCGAGCTCCGGATACCCCTCGGCAATGTCGGCGCAGTAGCGGTTCAGCGTTGCTACCAGCGGGAGGAACCGCTCCCGTTCGACAACCATCCGGTAGACCCGGTAACGCATCCGTGGCGAGCGTCGCTCTGCCCAGCGCTTGAGCTCGTGTTGCTGCACCGGTGTGTACTTGCGGGCGAAATATCCCTCGAGCCGAATGCCAAACTCCTCTGGTGTCTCGATGACGTTTTCGCTCATGCCGACCTCCATGCTTCGGCGTGCTCGTGCTCTCGCGCGAGAGCGGTCACGACCTGGTCCCACCGCGAAGCAAGACCGCTTGGGCTGAATGGTGCGTTTCGCCAGTACTCGCTGCGCTCCCCGCGCCTCATAGCCATGAACTGCGAGAGCAACGCGTTCGCAAGTCCCACATCATCCTCGAACGGCGTGTCCGGTCTGAGCCCGCGGGTCTTCTTCGCCAGTGTGGCAAGCTGGCCGCGTTCCTTCGCGACGTTGCCCCACGAGCTAGGTGGTTGTACTTCGGTCATGCGCTCTTGGTAGTGGTTCGCCAGAGAATCCTTGAGTGGCGAGAGGGGTGCGATAGCACACCCGCCGTCAGGCGGAATCTTCTGCGGCGTCGGTTCGTCTGCGAAGTCGTCCACGAAATCCGCAATCGCGGGCTCCCCCTCTTTCTCGTAGTCGTAGTCGTAGTCGGAGTCGGAGTCGGAGTCGGAGTCGGAGTCGGATAAGAAGGACGTACTGTCTACAGCCTGTTGAGAGCCTGTGGACAGGCTGTATAGAGCCTGTCGTATCTTGTTCGGTAGCAGAGACTTACCCTCTTCTACCGCCTTTTTAACACTCGGGTTGGTCAAAACGGCCCTGTAGTTGGAAATTATGACCCACCCGTCCAAATACCGAGCCAGACCGACCTCTTCGAGTCGTGCGAACGTCTCGGGAAGCGTCCGGTAGTCAATGCCTGTGTGCAGTGCAATCTCGTCCAAGTCCAGCTCGTAGGCGCCGCAAAGCTCTGTGTCTTCATTGCTGAGCAGGTACACGTAGAGCAGCTTCTCAAGCGGTTGAAGCCTCTTGAACTTCCTGCTCTTGCGCCACAGTGACGTCTCTATCATTCGTTTTGTTGCCATCTTCTGCCGCCCTCCCTCGGCGGTTCGCTATCGCCCAGACAGCGCCCGGATCACCTCAGCGATCAGCCTACAGTCGGCCCTCGCCTTCTCGTTCTTGCGACGCTTTGCCGTCGCTTCCCACTGCTCGATCAACTTGATCGCCTTTATGATGTCGTCGTGAGTTATCTTCACGCGAAGAGTTCCTCCTCACGAGTAGCCGCACACTGGTAGTCGAGCGAGGGTCTTCCAGGTAGGCTCACGCAATGAGTGTTTTGGAGTTCATCATCGAGTTGATGCCGTTCATCGTATCCCTCGGAAGCGTCGCCCTTGTAACGCTTGGAAACCGCCGGCGAGACAGAACTCAATTCCGGCGCACGGTGGACCGACGACACTTGGAAGCCGCCTATGAGGTTCTGAGGGAGATGCATGATGCCGAGCTGAACGCTATCGTCCAGATAACTCATGGAAGCAAGGAGCCATGGGTGCTCCACGCTCAACTGCAGAAAATTGGCGCGGTGGCAGAGACGCTCCCGGCAACCATACGGTCGAACATCCAGACGTGGGGCGCTGCAATACAGGACTACCGAAGTCGCGCGGCGCGAGCCGAAGACATCGACATCGCGGATCCGGCGATGGCGGTAATGGTTAGCGCGTCCAAAACAACGGCAAGTGCGATACGAGATTTCGAGCAAAGTCTTCTGTAGCCGGATCATGCTTCCTCCACGCTCGCGATCCTGATGTTCTCGTTGAACTCCTCGCGGATCATCCGCTTCGCGATCGCCGGAGACTGCGCCGACACGCGAACGATCTCGGGCACCATCACCGTGACCACGTACTCACGTTCCGGCCGTTGGTCCCGACACAGCCCAGCGGACCGCAGAGCCGCGTAGACTTCCTTCTCGCTGTTCGCGCCTTCCGCCAGGATCTCGCGGATCGTCCAACCACGGCGCCTGCAGTCTATGATTTCCTCGGCCGTCATCGGTCGACCTTTCGCGGGCATGTTCATGCGGCCCCCAATCCAGCAGTAGCGAGCGCTCGAGCTATGTTGACCGGCACAGCGTTTCCGATCTGCTTCACCTGGTCGGTCTTCGTGCCCGCGAACCAGTAGTCATCGGGAAAGCCTTGCGCCGCGGCGAGTTCGTGCGGCTGGAGCATCCTGAACGTGATGTCCAGCCCGGCCGTGCCGTTGACGAGTCCGAAGCGGTCGTGCGTCGTCACTGTACCGATCGGCACGCGCACGGGCTCCGCGCCGCCGTTGCCGTAGTAGTGGATCAGGAACGGCTCCACAAGGCCGTGCCCGTTGCGGGCTCTGATCGTCGGAACCGGGTCGGAGATCCGGCGGGGCGCGCCCGGCGCATCCTGGTGCAAAATGAAAGGCTCGATGAGACCGAACTTCCCGTGACCGCTCGCCGGTATCGTCGGTACAGGATCACCCGTCCCGTGCGATCGCGGATCCTGGCCGGGTCGCTCCCCGTAGAACGGCACCATGAATGGTTCGACAATACCGATCTCGCCCCGGTGCGCACCGGTCACCGTCGGCATCGGCGCTCCGACTGGCATCGTTCTTCCGCCGTGCGTGAGCATGAGGAGAAACGGCTCAGCCCACTCTCCCCAGTACCGTCGAATCCCCGTTTCGATTCTACGGATCGTTGCCGGCGCGAGTGGTCGCTTTCGCGAAAAGACCGACTCGCCTCTGATCGACCAGTCGATGATCTCTCGAGCTGGCACCCAAGGCCGTTCACCGAAGAGCCCGGGCGTCCGCGCGTGCGTCGGCTCCGGCCATCGGATCTTCTCGCGGCCACGAACCGCCTGCAGGAAGAAGCGGCGTCGCGTAGTCGGGTCACCGTAGTCCGCTGCGGTCAGGATTTGCCAGTCGACCGTGTAGCCGAGGGAGCGAAGCGCCTCGACAAATGCGTTGAATGTAGCCCCCCGCTTCGACTTCAGAGGCTTCCCGTTCGACCCAAGCGGGCCCCAGGATAGGAACTCAGGGACGTTCTCGAGGTACACGCGTCGCACGTAGAACTCGGAGAGCCACTTGAGCACGAGGAACGCGCTCGCCCGGCTCTGCTCTGAGCGCGGCCGCCCACCTCGGGCGACACTGTGGTGCGTGCACTCCGGGCTCGCCCACAGCAAGTCGAGCGTGTCCCGAGGGCCGAAGACCTCGTGCGGGTTTAGGT